CAACTATATTTGATTCAATTTTAATATCGCTCATATAACAATTATACCACAGTACGTATTATAATTTATATTCATCTGGGACTGCGTACTCTGACCAATCTGCACTTGGCTTTTGATTTGGATGTCTTGGGCTGTAGTTAGCACTAACAACTACTCTTTTTTCTTTTGCGTATTGTCTATTCGTCATATGAGGAATAAAAGAATTAAATATTAAAAGCATTCCTGTTTCAGTTTTTATTGAGGTTGCTCTTTCTATTGTATTACAGTGCGTAGTCTCAAATATTAAATCTGCGCTGTCTTCTGGAGCGCTTACATAGTATGATACTGAATAATACTCTTCAGGATATAATTGTGTATTTACCTTATGACTATGAAACAGAACCGATTCATTTTGCTCTAAAGCTATTGACCAAACTGAGTCTATCACCATGTCTGAATTTGTAAAAAAATTAACCTGCTTAGTTATTTCTTGTAGCAATTTCATTGCCTCTGGTTGGCCAAATGGATAAAGTTGATCCTCATAGAAGGTGTGAGTTGGATTTGGATTTTTTGGATTTGCAATTCCATTTTTTGAAATATTTGGCGAATTTGAAGTGATGCCGTATTCATGTATTTCTTCTAGCAGCTTGGTATTATCAATATTATTTAAATACGTTTTATATATGTCTAATTTATAAAGATTGATTATTTCACTCATAATAGAATTCCCCGGTAGTTAAAGCTGAAGGTGGTGAATCTTTATGCCAAACATTAATTACCATAACTCTTCTTTGCCCAGATATCGGTGGAGTTGTATTGTGAATTATGTGTCCAGAATCAAAAATAACAACTCTATTTGGCTTGCAAGCTATTCTTTCTCTCTCCTCTATTGGAGCAATTAAGTGATCCATATTCTCTGCTTCAAGAGCCTTTGGTTTGCCCTCTTGCACAGCTATAGGGTGCAACTCAAGAAAGCCGCCCACAACATCATTTATATGAGGATAATACACGCATCCAATAATTGGACCTTTGAAAATCTTATTTGAGGCGTACAGGAAAGTGTCCTCGTCCACGTGAGTGTCTAGGTATTGACCTGGGTTGAAGGTTCTTGTCCAATATTCAAATCCACATATCTCATCTTCTGGAAATGGAAGATGGTCTTGCCAGATTGCTTTAATCATTTTCTTGCTAGTGGTATTAGCTTCACTTCTCCACCAGCCGTCCCAAAACATATATGGGGCAAAGCAGGTTGCCTGCTCGTAATGATAGGAATTAAGCTCTGTGGCTATTCTATCCTCATTGCCCATTGACTGGGGAAATAAGTTTTTAGATACTTCAATCTCATGAAGAAGATCTTTATCTTCTATGAAGTTATCTATTACAATCATAGAAAAATTATACTACATTTTTATTGCGAAAGTTGTTCCAGCTGTAGTGTAATCGTGGTAAATTCTTGAGTTTTCAAATTCCTTAAGTGCTGCATGCATTTCGTAAAATGGAGTATATTCCATTTCTGCTTCATAAAGTGAATTATTATTATTGATGTGGCCAATGACTAATATCCCACCTGTATTCAACATATTAAAATAGCTCTTAACTAACTCTGGCTGGTGGAAAACATCATAGGAATGTATTGCTATGAAGTCAAATGGTCCGCCATCGCCGTCTTCTGCGTCTTGTCTAGATAGAGTATCGTAACTCCAGGTTGTCGAATCACCCTTGCAAAACTGCTCAAATAGATCTAGCTGATATGAGTTTATTAAAGTGAGGTCTGACTTTTCGTTCATCAACTTAGCTAGGCCAGTGTTCCATGCTGGGTATGAGAGCAAAGATTTTGCTGGCTTAGAGAATACAAAAGCTTGTTCACAAGCTGCGCCACCATAAGTAGAGCCAAAGTTTTGATTCCACTCGCTGGTTTCTCTAGCAAAGATATCGAAATACCACATTACCATGTCAAATCCTACAGCAATTTTTCGCTTGTCTATATTCAGACCATCTAGGTAAGATTTAATTGCAGCAGTTCTGTCAATCATATCCTGGGAGGTTTCTACACTCTCATATTTTACTAATTTTGCTACTCTAGAAAAGTAAATATTTGCGTTATCCACGACTCATCGCTCCTAATGCTAATTGACGTAAGTACCAAAATCTTCTTATATTTGCGACAATAGATATTCTTTGATTTCTTAGAAATGCTACAGCTGGCTCATCCTTATACAGATACTGGTCATTTGAGTCTGCGTATCTATCCTTTATGTAAGATCTGTGCTGGACTGTGTCACTGGTGATCAGTGAAAACAATCTTGCCTTTTCTATTAGGGCATCAATAGTCATGGTGTCAAGATTATCTGGGTTTAAACCAATCATATAGATATAATATGTCAATTTACTCTCTACATATTTTAGATCTAATTCTGCGTTATAGCTCATGCAACGTCCTCTTCATTGGTATAAATGCCTTTAAATGTCACATCATTTATGAACTTGTCTAAAGATATCCCGCCGCACTGTGGCTTAGTACCATCTGGATATTCATACATCCCAGTTACAGAAGAGAAAACAGGCACACTGTCATCGAGGGTATCTGAATCTATTGAATGTGCTAGTATTTTTCTCATGATCTCTTAACGAAGTGATTTTAGCGCTTGTATTTGATTGAATAGTGATTCAAAAGTTAATTGAGTTGGTTCTCCCAATGGGGGAATAATAGAAGAAATTTCTATTAATTCATCCAGAGAATCTACGTTCATAGCTTCTTCTGGATCCATAATGCACATGAGACTAAGGGTATAAATTGACTTTTCTAAGTCAGTTATAACCTTTGCTTTAATTGCATTTTTTTCTGATGTGCTCAGAGCCATTTTTTACTCCTATTATGAAAGGTCTGCTATTTTAGCGTTTACTGCATTGAGACGCGTAATTAAGCTATCTACATGCTTCTTGTAACGGTAGTCTGGATCTGTTTCTTCTGTGGAAGTAGATTCATCGAATTCAAAACTACTTAAGTTGTAAGTTTCTGCATTAATGCCTAACTTAACAAGATTCTTGTAAATGTCTCTTTCAAATTCAAGCTTAGCTGCGTTCAAAGCTATTAGCTTGTCTTCGTTTGATACTGATGAGAATGCCATTTTTCCTCGCTTTATTGAAATATGATACGGATATAGTAACTATTCTGGGGGATTATTTAACTTTAATAACCCAGAATTTGCAGGGCCTATTCTCTCGCCCTTTTCATCTAAACCAGTTTTGATACCCTTCATCCAGGTCCAAGGTTCATCTCTATTCTTTGCCATTTTTGCATTACCGTAAGATGCTCGAGCATTCATAAGATCTGGCTTATCCCAAAGGTTGTCTACTTCAAATTGTACTGACTCAAGCAAATCGCTTTTAAAAATATTAAAAAACATAAAAGGTGTGCCTTCAGCAAACGTCACTGGTTCACCTATTTTATTAATCACCCAATTCATCTGAAATTCATCTGGCCACCAACTACTAGGTATAATTGCGGATAGTGGAGATGCCCCATCAACCATATAGTTTGGAGAGCCGCTGATCCAAGTGTCATAGCCTTCTTCGGTACCAAATGCCCAGCCAACAGAAAAAGAAACCATACCTATGATTCCACCATACGCAAATGTTCTACCCATATGTTCTTCGCCACTAAGGATTTTAACATTAGTATTTCCACCGTCCCATTGGACAACCACGTCATGAGGGAGTAATACTTCCCACCCATGCACATTGGCAGTGGTCATGGGCAAGCATTGGTAGGCGTGTTTTTTGTAGGTATTATCCATCCAATCTCTTTTTAGTCTAGACTGGACAATCTTTGGTGGATGTTGATGTGTTTTTGTCAACGTAACTTTTGTCATTTTTTAGACTAATCCCTCTAACATTACTTCAATTGCTGCTTTAATATTAATAATAGCTTGACTAGAATTTGTTTTCCTATTCCCTGCGTCAAATGCTAAATCTAACAAGTCTGAGTTGCAGAATCTGTACATTTTCTTACCATCTCTAGAAATAATAAATTTCTCAAAGTTACCTTGGACTGGACCACCTTTTGCTGGAAATCCTCCATACTGAAGAGCATCATAGAGCTTGTGTGGTACTGAGCCAGATTCTTCTTCTTTTTTAATGGTGACCATTTCAGCATATGGGAGATCTGTCTTATAATGGTTCTGCATGTGGGCTCTCATGTTTTCTGCTGTTGCACTTGTTTCTGCAAATTCTCCGTAGGCAAACTCGCAGAAATCTGTACTTGGTATTGCCAACACCTCAAAACCCTGATCCTTATATTCGTGGTATAAAGACTCAATAATTGGATACTGAGCTGAGTTAGCACACTCTCCTGTTACGTTTGTGATCATCGTCACTTTGCCTTTATATTTTGACAATACGTTTTCTTCTCCATCAATAGAATTAATGGATATGTCATACAGAGATTCTTCAAATGTTTGAAGTGTTGGCAGTTCGTTTCTTTCTAGCATGATTACACTTCTGGCATTGGATAGGCTATCGGCTGATTTGTGCCTTTTGATATGCCCGCAGTTTGATCAGCCACAGGCCCGCCTGCAGTGTAGCCGATGGCATACTTGTGATTATTGTCGTTATAATCGAACATCGTAACTGCCGAGTACTTAGTGCCACTTGTTACCTTCAATGAGGCGTGTGCATAGATGAACGTTGATGGGAATAGAATAATATCTCCAGCCTGTGGCTTGAAGTTAATATTCAAATAAGGGAACCACAACTCACCACCCTCATAGTCATCGTTTAGGTATATGACAGAAGACACTGTGCAGCTATATGAAAAGCCATGATCTGCGTGAACGGCAAAGTGCTGGCCTGGTTTATATCTAACAAAGTTAATAGCCTCCATGTAATCCATCTTGAAATTATAAAGAGACTCGTAGTGAGTCAGGCACTTTTTGAGATGTGTTTCAACATCTTCGTAGCACTTTTTGACTTCTTCAAATTCTGGAGTGAGCATTGGCCAGTGTGATGGACTCATCTTTAGGTCTACACAATCTCTGTATTCTGGCATTTTTTCGTTATATCCGACCATGGCTTCTGACCACTTAAATAGGTCATGGGTGCTATTGCCGATAGTTGCTTCAAGTCTTTCTGGAATATTGAGCTCTCTTGGGATAGCATTTCTGTATAAAAAGATTCCAAACTTTCTGTTATCTTCTGGATTTGTGCAGGCTCCTACGTGAAAAAATTCCATTTTCTTTCCTTTTATAGATCGATTGTTTTGTTAGTGATATACTATATCACAAAACAATGCTGAGGAGTGCGCATGGATTTCCAATCAAATGATAAGTCCCTAGTAGAGCCTGGTTACTTTGGTTCCTCTAAAGATAATATCATTATTGTAGAAAATTTTGTAGAATTAGGTGATTTAAAAATCATACAAGACTTTTTGCCGAACATCAATGAATGGATGGACGCCGGAGAAAATACATACGCAGAGGATGGGACATGCACATACGATGCCTCCTACTGGTCAAATAGACAGTGTAGTTTTGATATATTGTCTAGAATTAACTTAGATGTTTATAATCTTATAGACAAATATATTTTAAAAATGAAGTATCTTTTAGAAGATACATTTAGAGTAAAAGTATCCGTTAGACCGCCAGTTATCATTAGATGGTTTCCAGGACTCGAGCAGCAACCACATGCTGACAAGCAATTGAACGATGGTTCGCCAAATCCTTTCCCTACCTATGATCTAAATTCACTTATTTATTATAATGATGATTTTGAAGGTGGAGAATTATATTACCCTCAGCATGATTTAGTAGTTAAGCCTAAGCCAGGATTAGCTGTAGCCCATCCTGGAGATGTCAACTACCTTCATGGAGTTAAGAAGGTTACCAGTGGCGAAAGATTTACTACGCCATCTTTTTATACTATAACAGATTTGTTAAAGTAAAGCTTTGCCGGGTTTTTCCTGGAACAGATGTCTCAATTGTTTTGCATCGGCTATGAACAATGGCGTTGTTGCAACCAAGTAAAGTATGCCCCAAATACTATATTGCCAATTGAATACCAAATATACTAAATAGCCGACCATGGTAAACAGGTAATCATATTTAGCTATTCCAAGTAGCCAATCAACATTGTAATATGGCTTAAGAGCAAAGTATAGGTTTACAGGGAAAGTGGCAGTAACTATAAATAAGAAGAATAAAGCTAGCTGACCTATATTGCTAACATTAAAGTCTACGCACATTGCAACAAGGACTAAAAATATTATTGAATAATGGTGCTGTATCACTGATTTAGTCAGATACTTTTTGACTTTTACAAGGCACATGAAGTCTACTGCCATATAGGCCATGGCTATTGATCTTATGGCAAGATTGGGATAATAACCATTTATTATATCTGTTGCATAATAATATAATAAAATAATGAACGTGAAGAAACAGCTCATTGACTTAATTAAGTTTGAGCAGCTAAATGGTTCCTTTGGATGTATTTGGCCATTTACTCTAAATATGGACAGGAATCTATTGTTGCTGTATAGCCAATTTAGAAAGACACACGTTATCCCCCAGACAGCCAATGGGATAGCATTGGCTGCCGTTAGCGGACTTTCAAACATTACTCCTACTTAAATCTAGGTGGGAAGAACGGTGGGAAGAACGGTGGGAAGAATGGTGGGAAGAACGGTGGGAAAAATGGTGGGAAGAATGGTGGGAACCATGGTGGGAAATACGGTGGGAAAAATGGTGGGAACCATGGCGGGAAATATGGTGGGAAATAAGGTGGGAAGTATGGTGGGAAATACGGCGGAAAGAATGGTGCGTATCTCTCGTAGTTTATAGATGTACCTAAAGAAGTTACAGTTGTATCAGTAAGTGCAGTTTTAACAGTATTTAAAAGTCCAGAGTTATCTGTGGCTGTATCGGTTACAGAACCAACAACGAAACCAGCACTCGTGATGGCTGTATTGGCTGTTGAGTCAGCTGTTCCGAGCTGCTACTGTTGGCTTTGCTCTTTTTCTCTTAGAACCTTTTCCTGGTTCCGGAATATTATGTAACGTCATGTTATGCTGCCAAGTCTCCTAGGGCCACCCATGTGTCAGTGGCACGTTTAATAAGTGTAGCAGATGACCACTGAGTGCGCAACTTGAGGCCTGGTGTAGCGTTGATCGTTACGCCGCCAGTTGCTGTTATAGTTGTTTGTCCAGCTCCTGTTTGAAGAATGGTTATCGTAGTCCCGATAGGGAATGCCATAGATGAGTTTAATGGAACTGTTAAAGTATTAGCTGATCCAACGTTCATTTCTATTAACTTAGCTCTGTCTGCCAAAACCAAACTGTAGTTAGCTGTCTGAGCATTGGTTATGGTGTCGGTAACTATTCTCTGATAGTTAGTTCCATCATTGGTGAATTCCCAACAGTCGTCTGTTTCGTTCCAACGAAGAAGTACGTTTGTTGAAGTACCGCGTTCAACTTCAATACCTGCGTTTTCTGATGGGGTTCCTGACTCATTATTATTTAATATAATAATATTATCATTAATTGTTAAAGTCTCTGTGTTAACAGTTGTTGTCGTACCAGAAACTGTAAGGTTACCAGAAACAGTTAAGTTTCCAGCTACAGTTGGATCAGATGTGTTGACCCAAGCTGAACCGTTATAGGAAAGAACTTGGTTTGGTGCTGCTGAAGATATGGTAACATCTGAAAGATCTGTCAGAGCATTTATTTCAGCTGTTGTTGCATTTACCCAAGCTGAACCATTGTATTTTAGGAATTGACCATTAGTTGCTTCCGAAATTGTCACATCTGAAAGATTTGTTATACCTAATGATTCGGCTAATGTAAACCATTCAAGACCTGAAGTTGTTGATGAATTAGCTCTTATTGCTTGACCATCTGTGCCAACAGCTAAACGACCAAAAGTATTATCTGCTGTTCCAACAATTAAATCTCCCTTAGCGTCAGCCAAGGACTTAGGTACATATGTGCTTGAAGCGCTTGTCCCAGCATCAGTTACTGCATTGTTATAAGCAATTGTTGCAGCATTTGCCACAAACTGAGTAGTTGCCAATTGTGTATTGCTTACGCCATTGGCTGCAGTTGGAGCAGTTGGTACTCCAGTAAAAGTTGGATCAGCTAGCGTTGCATAGCCAACAAACGAAACAGAAGATGTTTCAGTCCCAGTTATTCTGCCGTATGAGTCAACAGTATGAGCACTAATAAAGGATGTAGTATTTGCACCTGAAGTATTAGTTTGGGTCACCGAAGCTAAGTCGATACTGTCTGCGTTAATAACTATTCTTGAAGAAGATGCTGTTACAACATCTATTATGTTTCCAGTTTTTGTCATTCCACCACCAGCAGTAAATGTGGCAGTTCCCGTAAATTGCGAGTAGGTAACGTCATCAGTTCCAAGAATAAGTGCTCCATTGGTTCCAGTTCCAGCTGTAGTCAAAACAAAAGCTTGACCACCGTTGTTGGTTCCACCAATCACGAACACGGCATCGCCTGCTTTTACTTGACCAGCAATGCTATTGTCAGTGTCTGAACGACGTGTTAAAACAAACGGTGCTGATCCATCAACACCTTGAGCTGTAATGTAATAAATGCCATTTTGTTTTGCGTCTGCTTGGTTCTTTACCAAAACAGATTTACCAGTTGTTTGAGCACTTCCGTCAACTGTTAGTCTACCATTTGAATCACCAGTTAACGTTGCTCCAACTCCAAGAGTTCCGTTTGCGTATGTGCATGCTGGAAGGGCTGCTGCAGTTCCAAAGTCTGCTGCTGCGTGCCAGTTCATTCCAGATGCTACTGTGTCAACATATGCTCTAGTTGCAAGAGCTGTTGAGCCAGTCCCAGCATTTGATGCTACTACGGAGGTTACGTTTAGAATTCCATTTGCTGCAATGTTAGCTACTACAGTTCCACTGGAATCTTTAAATTCTACTAAGGGCGCAGTCGCTCCTGTTGCTGCTTTAAATATCGCTGATTCGTCATAGATTGTGACTTCAGGTGCGGTTTCAGTTCTTAAGCGGGCCATGCTACTCCTAATCCCAATTTTTGCAAAAATTAACTAGGGATATAGTAATAGCTAAACAGAGAAATTATTGTGTTATTCTCTTTAAAAAATCAAGCATTCGGCCCACGTATTTGATTCTACCAAAGTGAGTTAAATTGATCGTTGGATCAACCCAGATCTTTCCACCCATTTTTTGCCAATAACGGCAGAACCCATAGTCTTCAGACAAGAATCTGCCATCGTCATCTACATATGAGTTAAACAAAGCGTAGGCGTTTTCGCCCTCGGCACCATTGAGTGCACCTGTGTCGTCTTTATATTTAAGCTTTTTATACTTCTTAAACATCTTAGTAAAGACTTCACGCTTAATCAACATAAAGCCAGTCCCAGCCTCATAGCATTCTATGGCACCGTTGTCGATGTTTAGCTGGTTTTCTCCTGGCTTTGTCATATGCACAACGTATCTAGTGGCATATTCCATTAGATCTTGTGCTTGAAGATCGGTCTGTGCGCCTTCTTTTACCTTGTCCCAATTTATCTCTTTAATTGGATAAGATGCCGTTACGACATCCTTGTCGTGCCATAGGAGTTTTAATATTGATTCTTTGTCAAACTGTAGGTCAACATCGATAAATATCATGTGGGTAAAGTCTGGATTCCCCATAAACTTTGCGACCAGGTTATTTCTAGCTCTATTGATTAGAGAATCTGAGATCGTGCATATAGAAAACTGCAGGCCAATTTCTTTATAATAAAGACAAGCTTGCAAAAAGCTCATCATAAAAGGCTCTGTTACATGAGAGTCATAACATGGAAGAGCAAAAAAGATATTCCATTGCTGAAGCTTTTCTTTGGGAATTGTTATGTTTATTTGTTGTTCTTCTACTGGCATTTATAAATGCTACTACATAATTACCAGCTTGTCAAAGCTGACCTCTTCCATGTGTTAGTATCCACACATAGATATATGTAATTGGAATCATATGCTATCTCGCCGGGACTCCCGGTTGAGGATGCAGTAGCTGGAGGATCTGAAACTATGTCAGAAAATGGAGGCGTATTCTTAACTCCTCCAATGTCAGTAAATATTCCTACTTTTTTTGAATCAGTACTTGGCGGAGAAGAAAAAATAACCTTAGCTGTATTTGCCGTTAAAGCTTCCCATCTTACATTTGAAAAACTATAAGGAGAATTTACTTCCCTACATGTAAGTCCTATGTTTCTTGTATTTAAATTATGAGTTAGTGTATATTCGGTATTTGAATTATCTCCAACTAATGCAAAGTAAGATGTATATTGATCCAACAGATAAACTGAGGCCAATATAGAAGAAGCTTGTGGAGCGCTTGAAAAATCAAAGGTAACTCTATCTTTTGTCGTAGCCTGTGATAAAACATCTATAATTTCATATGGAGAATCTACGTTTCTTGCAACTGCAATAATATCCCTAGAGCCAAGGTTGTGGTCAACTGCTATTGTTGAATTAGATCCATTACCTATAATTGTTGAGTAAAATTCTTTTGTCCCTGGACCTTTAATGACTACTCTTTTGGAATTTGTACTTGGAGCAGATTCAAAATCTAAAGTAATTGCATTTGAAGTTGTTGCTTCCCACCTAACCTGAACCACATCATATGGATTTATATTTTCTCTAACTATAACGATTACATCTTTTGTTCCAAGATCATGATTTATAGTAAATGTTGAAGTGGTGTTATCTCCAATAACTTGCTCATAAGACACCCCTGCAGTCGTGGTTGCATCATCTGATGCAATAAACTTTGTTCCGTTAAATTTAAGAACCTGGTTTAAGCTTGCCCCAGTTGGATCTATTTCTATAGAATCTACTGTTAAGGTTGTAGCCTGTATATTAGCCACATTAACAGTGCTTGGTAGAGATAGAGTATAGGCACCGCTTGTAGTGTTGCTAGTTACAGTAACTTGATTGGCTGTTCCAGATATTGAAGATATTAAAGCTGCTCCGGATTATGGAATTAGATATATTCTTATAGAACAATTTACCATCGGCGTAGTTAATGGCAATTTCTCCATCAGCCAAAGCCGCAGGGGCCTGTGATGGCGTTGCTGATTTTTTAAGGGTTATTAAATTGGCCATTTTAATCCTTTAAACTATATGCGTATAGTAACAGGAATTTATCTTTAATTATATTAAATTTACCATTTACCCAACGGGCAAGATGCTAATTCTAGCTTTACCTTTAGATCCATAAAACATCCGCACTCTTTACATTGGTGTGTTAATGCAATTAATCTGTCACAATCTCTACAAATATCAATTCGCTCTTTTGCTTTTTCTTCTGTTGCCCTAGGCGCATTTGGACTTAACATGTCCCAAGGACGAGTCTCACCTAATCTGGCCTTGAGTGCTTCTACCGGGAGGCCAAGTTTAGCCTTATATTCTTGCCAAGGTGTCATCGATTATTCCGCGATAATCGGCCATTGTGAACCAATTCTAGGAACAGATTGATCAGCAGGGAAACCACCTTCCAAGACATATATCTTTGGATCAGACGATAATACTGCTATTCTTCTTTCCGTTGTTTCATTCTGTCTTATAACTTGTATGTCTGCAATCTCTCCATCAATTACAAATAAAAACGTTGGAAATCCAGTCATATCTGGCATTGCGCTTACTGGTGTTGTTTCGCTCATTTTTTATCCTTTTTTTAAACTAAACTAGTTTACCACAAAAACTAATTATTAGCATGTATTGTAATAATACTACAAACTAACATGGTGACTCACCAATTCCTATGCAGTAGCTAAAATCAGCAAATGTTGCTGGACAGTTACAGTTTGGATCTCCATATGCTTGATACCATGCGCCATACGGACAACCTTCAACCCCACTGCAATCCTGAAAGCTATACTTGTAACTGCAACCTGCTGTACCAGTGCATGTGACACAAGTATAGCCAGCACACGGATCTACATACCCGCATATTCCATTTCTATATGCTGGGTTATATCCGCCTTCTCCTGGACATCCTGCGCAACCGCATGTGTAATACTGATAACTTAATGTTCCTTCACAACTGTAAGAGCCTCCCCAAGTACAAGTGCCACAAACGCAAAATGACGGCGGGAAATAAGGTGGGAAGTATGGAGGAAAGAATGGGCTATAAATAGTGTAATCAATCGAAGTATTTAATACTGAAATAGTTGTATCAGAAATAGATGTTACTAGTTTGTTTTCAAGATTTGGATCTGATGTACTTTGGATAGATACAGTTCCCACTTTAAAACCAAGGCTGGTAATTGTTGTATTTGCATTAGATGCGGTGGTTCCGTGAACTTATTGACGGCTTGTTATTTCGCCTTGATCCACCGGAACTACCTGCTGGAATTGTCATAAAATCAAACCTTTAAGTCGCCCAATACAATCCACTGATCAGTATTGATCTTTACCATTGTAGCAGATGACCATTGTGCGCGCAGGTTAGCCGTATTTGCAGTTCCCTGTGGTGTGCAATTAACAGTTACCCCAGTTCCTCCCACGATTTGAAGAGCTCCTGTTCCAATTTGGACAACATCAATTCTGTCTCCCACGGTAAATGGGACGGCACTATTGGCGGGGATTGATAGAGTCATGCCCGTTGAAGCATTCATCGTTATCAACTTGCCAAGGTCTCCAGCTACTAGGGTGTAAGGAGTAGATGTTTGCGCGTTAAGCTGTGATCTAAATCCAGCTCTTGCAGGACCTTCTTGTAGGATGCTAGGACTAACTGAGTTAGCTGCTACTGTTGCGGCTTCTCCAGTATAGTTAGTTGCAGAAAGTACTTGGGTACCATTTATTTTAATAACCTTACCAGAAGCCAAGTCTATGTTTTCTGACGAGGTCCACGATGAAGTTGAGTTAGTCCAGGTTATAGATTTATCGGTGGAACCAATTAAGGTTATTCCACCGCCATCTGCAGCTACGTTAGTTGTTACAGAACCAAGAACAATGTTCTTATCTTCAACCGTTAATGTTTCAGTATTTAAAGTTACAGTGTTACCTTCAACTACTAAGTTGCCAGTTACCGTTAAGTTGCCACCAACTACAGGATCAATTGTACTTACCCAAGCTGATCCGTTGTAAACCAAAACACTGTTAGCAGATGCTCCAGTTGCAGATACGTCACCAACATCATCGAGAGTATTGATCTGTGGTATGTTTGCGTTAATCCAATTAGATCCATCCCACTTTAGGAATTGATCTGGTGTTGCGCCAGTTATTGCCACATCACCCAAATCGGTTATAGAAGCTGTCCCCAGTGCGGTAGTGTGATCTAAAGCGTTGTGTCTCGTGGTGTTTAGATATTGTGTATGGTCATCATCTGCAAGTCCACTCATTGAGCCGTGATCAGAAACTGGAGTAGTTGGTATCGCACTTCCAGAAGATATTATTCTTCTAAGATCCCAAATACTTGTAAGTGCTGTTTTTGGTGTATTTGTATAAGTATTTGAAGTGTAATATATTATTTTGTAGAGTGGTCTAAATTCAAATATTGGAAAACCGTCTAAATTAAGATCTTCCCAAACTGCATCTTCTGCTAGGTTTGTAGAAGTGTAGTTAGCTTGGCCTAGTATTGCGAGTACTGGTTCATTTAAGTTGTTGGTAGCAACTATCCAAGAAATACCCCATCTGTTATTGTCGATGTCTGTAGTAGTCCAAGAGCCACCAGTGTATTGGTTATACTTGGCTCTTGTATTATACTTTAATGGAAATTGTGTTGCAGTATCTTTTATCCATCCACCATTAGATCCAGAATGATAATAAACTGGTATGTATGCGCCGTTTTCTAGTCTCTGTTCCCAAGTATTTGAAGTCGGTGTAGCAGAATGTATAATGTCAACTTGCAGATCTTCATCAAAAAATGTTCCACCAGCAAAACTGATTTGAGCGTCTGTATCAAGACTTCCATCTCCAACTAATGTATATCCTGTTGCGCCAAAGCCAGATGCAATTGCTGCACCACGTGTGCGATGCAGGTATTCGTGAGTTGCCCAGTCAAGCGTGATACCATGTCTTTCATCAGCAAAAAATACAGCTTCTGCTACTGTAGAATTCCAATATATGTAGGCAGTGGGTGCTTCATTTTCAAAATCAAAATAAGAAGTCTTGTAACTTAAAGTTCCACTCGAATTATAATAAATATAATATATTCCAGTTGTGTTAGGTATTTCTACATATTCATTTGCAGATTTGACAAACTTCTTACCAGCACACCAAACAACGTGGCTTGCAGCCGAGTTTGGGCCACCTGGCTGTATGTAGAACCTACGGTTACTGTTATTAAAAGATATTTGGCTATTATCTTTATTTTCATGACCAGTTGGCTCATTAGTTGGCAGTGTTGAGTTGACCCAAGCAGAACCGTTGTATTGTAAAAATTCACCATTTGCTGCAGAAGTGATTGTTACGTCAGAAACATCATTAATGTTATTGACTTCACTTATGGTTGCTCCTACCCAAGAAGATCCATTGTACTTAAGAAATTGACCATTGCTAGCCGAATTAGTTCCCTGAACATCTGCCAAGTCGTTGAGATACATTGCGTGTGCAACCCAGTAGGATCCATCTCTATAAAGAACATCTCCCGCTGAAGCACCTGATGCGATTACGGCTGGAAGTTGACTAAGGGATGTAATTG